TTCTTATTTGAAAATGGTGATTCATATACATTACCGTATGAGAATATCATCCACTTAAGAAAACACTATGGCCAAAATGATATCTTTGGAGGAAACGGATCAAGTGGTGATCATGAAGCGATTCTTAAAACAATCTCAATCAATGATAGTTTGCTTCAGGGTATAGATAACGCGATCAAGTCATCCATGCAAATTAAAGGGATTGTGAAGATGAACGGGATGTTATCAGAAGCAGATAAGAAAAAACAAAGAGAACTCTTTGATAGCGCACTTTCTGATTCTGTTAACAATAAAGGTAGTTCAATTATACCGATTGATTTAAAGAGTGAATATATCCCTTTAGATGTTGATCCAAAACTCATTGATAAAGATACGTTAGAATTCTTGCAGTCAAAGATTTTAGATTACTTTGGAGTATCAGTACCGATATTTACAAATAAATACACCGAAGATGAATATAACTCGTTTTACGAGTCAACCATTGAGCCTTTAGCTATTCAACTTAGCGAGGCTTTTTCTATAGGTCTACTTACGAATAATCAATTAGAACGTGGTGAGGAGATTATATTCTTCAGTGAAAGGTTGCAGTATGCCTCATGGAACACAAAAGTCACAGCCATTGAGAAACTGATGAGCTTAGGGATAATGTCACTTAACGAATCAAGAGCATTACTCGGATTAGAACCTATCGAAGGTGGAAACAAACGACTTCAGTCATTAAACTTTGTGGATGCAGATAAAGCAAACCTATATCAAGTTGGAAAGAAAGAGGAAGAAGAACATGAAAGTAACGATTAACGGTAAAATTTCAAATGATGCATTAAAAAGTATCTTAGAAACACAAAAAGAAAAAACCAAAACAATTACTGATTTTTGTAAGAAAGAAAAGTTAGACTCATTTTCTTATAAAGACGCAGAACTTGAGTTTGACTATGAACATGAAATAAAACCAAAACAAGCAAAGAAAGTTGAGGTTAGAACTAATGATAAAAGAAACTAGACTTGCTGATGTAGTTCTTCATGAAGATGAAGGCAAGATGATTTTAGAAGGCTATGCCTTAGTCTTTAACAATGAAACTTTAATTGGTGATGAAACGTATGGCTTTATTGAAGAAATATCACCAACAGCATTGCAAGAAACGAAAATGAAGGATGTTCCTATGAAATATAATCATATGGATTCCTTTTTAATTATTGCAAGAACTAAGAATAAATCACTTGAATTAACAGTGGATCATATCGGTTTAAAAGTAAGAGCTGAACTCTTAGATACTAATCATAACCAGGACATTTATAAAATGGTTAGAAGTGGTCTTTTGGATAAAATGAGCTTTGCGTTTACCGTTGATGAACAGGTATGGAACCGTGAAGGGGACATTCCTAAAAGAACCATTACCAAGATAGAACGCTTGTATGATGTGTCGGTTGTGGATACACCAGCATATGATGCAACCTCTATATACGCTCGTTCTTTAGAATCCATGGAGTTGGAACTAAAGACTATGGAGTTAGCAGAGCAAAATGAAAAATCAAACTTAATCAAAAAACGCATCAAAATTAAAACTCAAATCTAAGGAGAGATTAAATCATGAATTTAGAATTAAGAAGAAAAGAAATTGAATCACGCTTAAAAGAAATCAGAAGCTTAGTGGACACGGAATCCGATCTAGAAAAACTAGAAGCTTTAGAATCAGAAACAACAAACCTTCAAGAAGAAAGAGCATCGATTGATAAAAAGATGTTGATTGCTTCTAAAACAGATTTTAAACCCATTCAAGTTGATAACCGTCAAATGGTGGACAAAGAAAAGCTTGAATCTAGAGGACAAAGCTTAAAAGAAAGCAGAGTCATTCAAGTATCTAGTACTGAGATTTTACTCCCTGATCACACATCAACTAATCTTGCACCAGTTCCATTTGCTCAAGTGTCAAGTTTAGTTGATCGTGTGAATGTGATTAACCTTAATGGTGGTGAAACTTATAAGAAATCATTTGTAAAAGCAAACGGTATCGCTGGAACAACTGCAGAAGGTGCAGCTTATTCTGAAACAGAACCTGCATTTGGTTATTTAACGATTTCAAAAGTAAAGATTACTGCTTATACAGAAATCACTGAAGAGTTAGAAAAACTCCCTTCGATTCCATATCAAGCAGAAGTTTTACGTAACATCAATATTTCACTGAAAAAGAAAATCAGTGAACAAATCTTACGTGGTGCTGGAACAACCAATACATTCACTGGAATCTTTAGTGAAGCTGCTATTGCACTTGCAGATAAAGCAGCGCTTGAAATTGAAGCCATTACGGATTCAACACTTGATGACATTGTCTTTGCTTATGGTGGGGATGAAGAAGTTGAAGGTGGCGCAGTTCTTATCTTAAATAAGAATGATTTACGTGCATTTGCTGGACTTAAGACGCAAGAAGGACGCAAAGTCCACACCATTGATTATGTTAATAAGACAATTGATGGTATTCCTTATATCATTAACTCACATTGTAAAGCTATTTCAGATATTAATACTGCAGTAGGTGAATATGGTATTGCTTATGGTGCACTTAAAAACTATGAAGTACCTGTATTCTCACCAGTAGAAATTGGCAAGTCAACAGATTACAAATTTAAAGACGGTATCATCAGTTATAAGGCATCAGTCTTTACTGGTGACCTGCAGGATAATCTCGTTAAGAAAGGATTGATTTCATGGCCATATTAGATATTGTAAAAAAGGCACTACTCATCCCCCAGGTAGAGACTTATGCTGATGATGAATTAAATACACACATCAATAGCTGTAAACATTACCTGATGAGCTGTGGGATTGATCCTTCTTATATAAATGACGAATCAAATCCAATGGTTAGTACAGTCATCATTATTTATGTGAAGACATTTTACGGCTTTAAAAACGATGGAAGCGCAAAAGAACTACCAAAGTCATTTGATATGCTGGTAGGTCAACTCGCATTAACAAAAGGAAGCGCGACAAATGTATCCTAATTCCCCCAATATAAGAATGCACTTACTAACCTTGGAGATGGTTCCAAACACCATGGGTGTGATGAGCTATCAGTTTGTCTCGAAAAAAGAAGTAGTCGGTATAAATTTCTCTATTACTTCAAGAGAATATTACGAAAGTAAACGTTCAGACATCAGAATCGATGTAGCGGTTAAGGTTCAAAGTTTTATCTATGACAATTCTAAGCATGTAGATATTGGTAGCGTCATTTATAAAGTGGAACGCACCTATCAAGTAGGACAGTTCATTGAACTTTATTTAAAAAGAACATCGATTAAGTGTGGTGAGATCATTGATTACACTTGATGATCTAAGTAAAGCGATAGAAGATGAAGTAGAGGCATATGTTGAAGGCATTATTCCTAAGCTTGAAAAAAGGTTAGATGATACTGCAGAAGATATCTTGCTTTACATGAAACGTAACGCACCAAGAAGTGGATTTAAAAATGCATTTGCTGATACGCTTGTTGCAAGATCAAATGGCTCAGGGTTGAATAAGTCAGTTTCTATTTATTCAGAAGGCAAAGGCGGACTCACACATTTATTAGAATTTGGGTTTACACACCGAAGTGGGAAGTATGTCGGAGCTAGACCATTTATGAGACCAGCTTATGATATGTTTACACCCAAGATGCTAGAAGATATCAAAGAAATTATTTCTAAAGGAAACTAATATGAAAGAATTATTAGAATCACTTTATCAAACATTAAACTCAGTATTACCTGGACAAGTTAGTTATGGTAAAAAAGAATCAATTGATCATGGTGATGACTATATCATTTACCAAGAAGTATCAAATAGAGGTACGATATACGCTGATGATTATGTCACGATGCGTATATTAACTATTCAAATAAATTTAATAACAAAAAATAAGAACCTCGAGCTAGAAGAAAGACTCGAGGTGTCTTTGTATTATGGTGGCTATGAGTTTCAAATGACCACTGAATATCAAAATGAGGACGGCTCAATAAACCGTGTATATGAAATCAAATTGGAGGTTTTGTAACAATGGGTAATAAAGTAACATTTGGTTTAACCAATGTGCATTATGCACTGGCAACACAAACAGAAGATGGTAGTTGGACCTTTGGAGTACCTAAACGATTAGAAGGTGCACAAGAAATTACAACTGAGGCAATTGGTGGTAGTTCACAAGTTTATGCAGATGATAAAGTTATTAAGACATTAGTTTCTAACTCAGGCTCTAATGTGACATTAAAGTTTACAGAGATTGATGAAGCATTCAAAAAAGATATTTTTGGCTTTTTAGAAGATACCAATGGAAACTTAGTAGAAATTCTTAATGCAGAAACAAAGACATTCGCATTAGGTTATGAAATTCAAGGTGACGTTAAAGCAAGACGTATATGGTATTTCTTATGTACAGCGACACCTTCAGGAGACTCAAGTAAATCAAAAACAGATTCGATTGAAGCTAACTCAATTGAACTTAACATTACTGCTAGACCAATTGAAGCTGGTGACAATTTAATCTTAAGAACCATTGCAGGTGCAACAGACTCAAACTATGCAACATTTTTAACCACTTCACCGACCTTGCCAACATTTTTATAGGAGTAGCTAATGGAAAAAACACTTAAACTAGGTGATCATGATTATCGCCTACATTCATCATTATTTACAATCATAGATTATCGTAATGTATTCTCGACTGAACTTTTTAGTGATATTAAAAAATTAGAAAAAACCGGTAAAAAAGAAGAGGACTTATCAACAGTGATTGATACGATTTTTAGAATTATCTATGTGCTTCATAGACCATTTAGTAAGCAATCCTATAATGACTTTCTAATGTCGCTTGATTTTGGTTTGCTTAGTAATCAAGATGAATTACAAAATCTAACGAATACGATAGGTGAAATGCTCGGGACATTTCAGAAAAGCACACCCCAACCCAGTAAATCAAAATAACACAGAAGAAAAAGACATCACAGCGAATATCATATTTAATCTGGCTCATTTGGGATTATCGATTGAAGATACAAAATCATTTGATTTAGAAACGTACTTTTCTATTGTTGAGCTAGAAAAAAATGTAATAAGTGGAAATAAATCTAGTAAAAGAGCAACACAACATGATATTGACAACTTCTTGTTGTAAAATCATGTATAAATGGTATAATATTTTCTATAAGAACTAACTTGAGACAACGTAAGTACTCATGATTTATTCTAATTGACATTGACTTAGTTATTTAGTATAATATCTATGTAACCGAAAGTAACGGTTCGAATATTACTTATGTGGATGTTCGTCCTCCGAAAATGACGGGGACATAAAAGTTAGAATATCATTTATGTGGATGTTATTACCGAGAGCAACGGTTCGAATATTGCTCACATGTAAGTAAAAGCCTTCTTCATGAAGGCTTTTGCTATATAAAGGGGACTGTGAATTATGCGTATTGTTTCGATATCTAATAAGTTTTTCAATAAATGCTCCAAACCAAATGAGTTATTAGATAACACTAATAGAAGACCCTATGTAATCATTTTAAAACTTAAATACAAGAACAAAATGTATAATTTTGCTTTACCGTTTAGATCTAATATTGCTAGTGGTGTACCGAATGACTTATATTATTCATTACCGCCAACAAGTAAAACTTTGACAGGAAATAAAGCAGGACTTCACTTAATAAAAATGTTTCCTGTTGATAAAAAATATTTTGAAAAATTTCGTATCGAACCCGGATCTTCATATGACTTAAATTCACAAATAATAAATAAGAAAATTAAAGAAATAGTTAAAAAATGCCAAGAATATCTAAGTAGAGTTGAAGATGGTGAATTTATTAGATATCGAGTTGATATTGATAAAATTATTGAGGACTTAAATCTATAAACGAAATATATTTTTATGCTAACACATCAAATTGATGTGTTTTTTTATGCATTGGAGGTGGAAACATCGCAGAGACAGTCAAAGGACTTAATATTAAGCTTAGCCTTGATGGAAGAGATTTAGAAAATGAACTCAAAGATATCAAGAAAGATCTTAAAGAACAAAATAAAGATCTAAAAGCCATCAATACTAACTTAAAATATGATAGTTCAAATCTTGATTTATGGAAATCAAAACAAGATAAATTAAATAGCATCTTACAAACAACAAAGAAAAGACTAGATACACAAAATCTAGAACTTGAAAAAGCGAAAAAAGCGGTTCAAATTGGTGACATGAGTCAAGAAGAATTTAATAAGCTCAAACGTAATGTTCAATATACAGAAGCTGAACTCGCTAAACTCAATGGTCAGTTAAGCAATGCAAATAATAAAATCAAAGAACTAAGTAACGCTAAATTTGATAAAATTGGCAAGCTTGGTTCGACACTTACTAAATCTGTAACGGTTCCTATCTTAGGAGCCGTTTCTGCTTTAACAGCCTTTTCTATAAAGACTGCCTATACTGCAGATGAGATAGGCGATACAGCTGAAAAGATAGGGTTATCAGCTGAAGCATTTCAAGAGTGGAATCATACTGCGACTATTTTAGGTGTCTCAACGGATCGCATGGAACGATCATTTGTAAAGGTTAACGGTATCCTTGGTGATATTGCAACCGGTAATGGTGATAAATTTGCGGACAGTTTATCATTAATTGGATTAACCGTTGATGATTTAAAAGGCAAAAATACGGATGAGGCGTTCTTACTGATTAGGGATGCACTTAGTCAAGTCGAAGATGAAACGGTTAGAGTAGGTGTGGCCAATGATTTATTTAGTGAAAGAGTCGCAGCTGATATTATTCCTGTTTTATCTAAAGAGGCAGAGGTCATTGCGGATTTAAGACAAGAATCAAGAGAACTTGGTATTGTTACCAATGAACAAGCAGCTCAAGCTGGTGAGTTTACTGATGCCCTTGATAGAACCAAACAAGCACTCTCTAGTTTAGGCGTTGATATCGCAACACAAATGCTACCAGTTTTACAAACACTGATCATAAAGGTCAGAGATGAAATGATTCCAACTGTTAAGGACTGGATAGAGCGATGGAATAATCTCGATTCAGGAACAAAGAAAATGATCGTAACGCTTATTGGGTTAGTGGCCGCAGTTGGTCCTGTGCTTGCGATTATCGGTAAAGTTGGACCACTCTTAAATATAGTGGCCGTGACGCTTAAAGGTGTCGGTACAGCGGGTCTTTTTGCAGGTGCAGGTATAAACTTTGCAACCCTTGGTATAGGCGCACTCATCGCCATTTTAGCGATGGCTTTATTTCAAAGTGAAGAGTTTAGAGCACTACTTGATAGACTCATGGAAACTTTTATGCAACTCTTACCACCAATTATGATGATTGTTGATGCACTACTTACTGCATTAACACCAATCTTAGATGTGATTATTGATTTGGTTGTGATGTTGGTTGATTTATTGGTACCTATTATAGATATTCTATTAATACCTCTTATTATGCAAGTAACTATGTTTGCTGAAATATTAGAAGCGTTAGCGCCACTGATTACAACCCTAGGTCAAGTCTTACAAGCTATTTTAGTTCCGGCCATTAAAGTATTAAAAACTGTGCTTGATCCTATCTTGAAAGTTGTTCAAAAAATCATTGAGTTCATTCAAAAAATATTTGAATGGATAGGTGAGTTACCTAAAAAGATTGGTGATTTTGGTGGGAAGGTTAAAGATGTTTTTGGAAGTGTTACTGAAGGCATTAGTAATATTGCAACAAACGTCACAGACGGTATTAGTGATTTTGCGGGCAAAGCTGCAGATAAAGTTGGTGGTTTCTTTGGTAAGGTAGGGGGGTATTTTAGTGATACATTTAACCTAAAAGGGTCTAGCCAGACCTCAAATACAACAAACTCATCGACAAATACTGCTAATACAAATAACATTACAATTAATACAACCTCACCAACATTTGATATTGATTCTATCAACCAAGCATTAGGAGGTAGTGTCATTTGATCAGAGCATTTTATTTAGAAAACGAGTATGGTGAACTGTATTATTTTAACCATAAAAATCAAACAATCATAACCCAAGCCAGTGGGCTTGGGTTTTCTTTAGATATAAAGTATTTAGAATACAATAAGTATTTTGCAAAAACAGAAAGCAAACTGCCTTTAACAGATATTACTGAAACATTGATTTTTCTTAAAGGTTATCAAGGGTATAAAGCCTTTGTAGATTATATATCAAAGGCAAAAGAAGCATTGAAACTCCATTATGAAACGCCAGCATTTAAGGCATATTGTTATGTGGATATTCTAAGTTTATCGAAAGGTGAACTGGTTGCTTCAACGATTCAAAGTCAGATTGTCTTTAAAAAAGTCTCAATGTGGGTTAAAGAAAAAACATATGAAATTATCGCAAATGGAACCAGTGCAGGCAAAGTGTATCCGTATACATACCCTTATCACTATGAGCGTTCTTATCAAGGGGTTATTTACATTAACAATCAAGGATTAGATGAGGCAACGCTAAATATTGAAATTCACGGTGCCTTTTATCATCCTGAAGTGACGATTTTAAAAAATGGTTATGTGATATCTAAAATGAAACTATATGTTGAATCCGATAATGCATCCATAGTGCTTATATCTATACCGAGTAAGCAAGAAATAACACTCATTGAAAATGGCATTGAACAAGATATCTATGGCATGCAAGATTTTGAAGAAGATAACTTTTTATTTATGAGTCATGGTCATTATGAGATTGAGTTTAAACCAGGTGTTGCGACTGAATCACTATGTAAAATTACGTTATTAGAAGGGTATCTAGGTATTTAATATGAAGCTTATATTTTTAGATAGAAAAACCCTTCAATATAAAGATTATGCACCTGTTGTCAATGAGTATAAAATCAATCTGGATATGGTACTGATTCAACGCTCTGTCTTTAAAGCAAACAAGACAAACATTCATACAAACATTGGTGATATTGTCATCGTATCTAATGAAGTATTCTCATATATTGGCATCTTAGAAAGTATCGAACAAAAAGACGATCACTTTACGATCGTTAAATCTCTCGATTTTAGAGAGATTTTTAATTTGGACATACCAGTAACAAGTTTTACAGGTGATTTAATTGATTATCTATACCAGGTTATCCACAGTCATTTTAAGAACAATGTGGACACTATACAAAATTTAGATTATTTAACCGTTCAAAAAGAAGTAAGTTTAGAGGGATCATTAACCTTTGAAGCAGACAAGATTGAAAGCATTTCTAAATTGTTTGAGCTTGTATCGAAAACATACGGTATTAGTTTTCAAACAGAAGTTCTCTATGTAAGAGGTAGAATCACTGGTATTTTATTTAAAATAGTCCATGTCAAAGAGGGCTTGGTGATGAAAAGTAACTTCTCATCGATACTTAATGTTGAAACCAATGACTCTGCATCACAAATTATCAATAAAGTGGTGTTTTATCCAAGAACTGATAATGAGATCTATAAAAGCATCAAATCCTATTTCTTACTTACAAATGGAGACATCACTGATGATCTCAATCACACTTCTAGATATAACTCAGTGATGGCCAAATCATTTGTTTATAGCGATAAAGAATATGACACACTAGAAACCAAAGCAAGAAGTGAAATGATGACATCTAAACTTGATCACTACATTTCATTTAGTTTAGATCTAAATAACAAAGTATTTAAACCTTTTCTTAATTTTCATTTAGGTGATTATGTGTCTTTTATTCATAAGTATAAAACCTATGACACTGTAGTAACGGGTATTTTATTTAAAGACTCATTAAAAGTAGCCAAAATAACGCTTGGTGAATATCGGGTGAAACTCACAGAAAAGATACAACTATTAAGTAAAGCAAAAACAAATCAATCAAGTAGCGTTACAATCACGAATACCAATTTAGATGGAGGTGAATTCTAATGGGAATTCAAAAAGTAACTTTTGAAAGTGGCAATGTGACTGCCAAGATAGATGCAGATTTATACCATTTCTTTTATTCCAAAGATATTGGGATATTAAAAGGACTAAAAAGCGAATGTGCAGTCACACTTGCTAACAATACATTAACATTTCAAGACGGCTATGTTTCAGTATACGGCCGTATTATTTATATTGAGAATCAAACAACCATAGTTGTAACACCAGATTCGAGTAAAAATGGCTATGTGGTGCTAGGAATAAATACATCAACCAATGAAGTAAATTTATATTTAAAAGAACAAACCAGTGGATATCCTTCGCTTGTTTTAACAAACTTACTGGCAACAGAAGGTCTTTATGAGTTTGTCTTATGTGCCTATACAAAAACAACCACATCCGTATCCATTAATCAAGCCTATACAAGAAATACAATCATGAGTGATAAAGATAAAATAACCGACCTTGAATCAAGATTGCTTGAAAAGTATCGACCATTAAGAAAATCATTAACCAAAGTATCAAATGGTATCTATAAATTTTCAGGAACATCATCAGTGGAATTATCTGAATCACTCGTTTATGTGTTAATCAATAATACAACCATTATAAGCTTTCCAGGAGATAGCTTATTTATTCATGTTGGTTCTAACCAGAATATTAGTTATCGTTATGCAGGTGCTGACTTTTCATTAAGTATCTTATATGAACAAGGTGTAGTCACGCTCAGTTGTGGAAACACAACCCATAATATAACGTCAGTATATTTAAAAAAATAGGAGGAAATCATGGCAACAATACAAATTAAAAGAAGAACCTCAGCGGGTACAGGACCCCTTACAGGGACAACTGGGGTCGTCAAAGCAGGCGAGCCTCAAGTCGATTTTAATGGGGAACATCTTTATATCGCAAAAGCTGATAAAACCGCATCTAGCACAGTCCCTTTAGCAGATAGTGATTATTTAAAAATACCATCTGCAGGAAAAGTCGATACGCAAATTGATACAAAGATTACTGCTTTAGGATTAGGTACGGCAGCGACTAAAAATACAGGAACTGGGAATGGGAATATTCCGATTTTAAATTCTAGTGGAAAACTCGCAGATAGTGTCGTTCCTAAAATTGCGATGACCAATACCTTTGTCGTCACAAGCCAAACGGCTATGTTAGGATTAACAACTGCCCAAGAAGGAGACGTCGCAGTAAGAACGGATTTAAGTAAATCATTTATCTTAAAAGCAGCGCCTTATTCAACGCTAGCCAACTGGCAAGAGTTATTAACACCGACTGACTCAGTGACAAGCGTTAATGGATCGACAGGTGCAGTAACTGTTACATTAGCTGATTTAGGTGGTGTCGCAAGTTCTACTTATAACACGCACGTTTCAAGTAACCTTCATTTAACATCAGACCAAAGAACAAAACTAGCCAATGCAAAAATATCAGAGATTATATCTGCAGATGGAATGGCGCTTGCTTCAAGTGAAACAAACTATGATGCGACAGTACTCGCTAATGGACTTAGATATTTTCCTGTTGTTGATACAAACTACACACCAACAAAGATTAAGTATAAACTTGGGATTGATGTATCAAAAGTACTCACACCAACTTCAGTCATTGATGGTGGAACCTATTAATGGCAATCATTAGAGTCAAAAGAGGCAACACAACTCCGACAACTTCAAAACTATCATACCTTGGTGAGTTAGCCTTTGATTATGGATCAAACGCTCTTTATGCAAGAGGCTCATCATCAGTTGTAAAAATTGGTGGTGAGATGGAAGTTGTCTACTTTTATGAAGGCTATGGGTATACGCATACGCTTCAGCATGCATTTGATCCAAACTATATATACAAAGTACATATCATTGCATCAACCTATGGGAATTCTGCAGATGTATCGGATACCTATATGTATTATCGAACAAGTGCCTCAGTAAACTTGCGAGGGTCTTATATCACACATCATGTAAATACTGAAGACACAATTCACACTACAAGAAAAGCTAAGGACTCTTTAGTTCAGTATATCGAAGATAGTTATGCAAGTGGTCCTATCATTACAAGTGGGATTACGAAAGTGATTGATTTTGAAATTTCACCGACCTTTAAGAGTACATACTTAGATACAGCGCAGTGGATAATGTATGGAAAAAGCATAACTACCTTATCTGGACAAAGTGATACGTCAATCAAGCTTGCAGATTTCGCACATTCAATTTATGGCGATTTAGGTGCAATCTATGTTAATACAGGGTTAAATATTGGCTCACCTGATTCAATCGCTATAACCCTTTATCGAATAAAAAGAAAGTAGGCAATTTATGGCAATCATTAGAGAACTAGAAACAAAGTTTGGTATGAGTGCTTCCTATCACAGGATAACAGCATTTAATATTAGTTATTCAAATAAAAAGATTAGTTTATGTGTCGCAACCTATATATCCAAAGAAGCAAGAGCGAGTTTCAACCAACCAGTAGAAGAAATCGATATAGAAATCCCATATGGTGATTTTACAAGCTTTTTAAATGTGAATCCAATTGAAAGAGGCTATGGTTGGTTAAAAGATAATGTGATTGGCTTTGAAGATGCAGTTGATGACTTTGATGTCTTAGAACCAGTTGTTGAAGTGGTGGTTGATGATGGACTTGATTCTAGCGAAAATTAGAGGCATATTTCCTTATCATAAGATACTACTTGCCTATTATAGTGGATCAATTGCTTATGGGATTAATGATGAGCAAAGTGATACAGATGTAACAGTTGTTTTAGAAGATTTTAGGGATAATATTCATTTGAACTTAGGACAAGTGGATTTGTTTATCTTTTCTAAAGAAAGGTTTCTTGCAAGACATGCTTTTGATGAAACGATTACTGCCTATCATAGAGCAAGCACAGATACACTTCTTAGCCTTGATAAGACCCTCATACATTTAGATGCGGGCTTTAAAGAAACAGTGGATAAGGTATTGGCCATTGATCATAAGGCTTTTTTAACTAACTTATTGAAAGCCGGTCTTGAATATGGGAAAGCCAGGTTTGATATCGCTAAGTCCTTTAAATCTCATTATCATTTTCTAAGATATAGAGGGATGATAGAGCACTTTGAAAAAACAGGAAAATGTGAACTCATCTGCCCTGAACCTTGGCAGACTTATATGTTAGATTTTAAAAACAATTGGGATAATGTAAAAGGCAGTCAGTATTACGAGCTCATTGAGGAATCAATAAAATTTATCGAAAAATACATAGAAGGGATGACATAGGTTGGACTGGGACAATTTAATTACATTTTTTAGAATGGAAAACTTGATCTATTGGATCGTAACCATGGTGGTTGTGATTTTAACCACCATTAAACAATTTAATAGACAAGATAAAAAGAGCAAAACCAGTAATGATGAGATATTAAATAATCTACAAAAAATTGATCGTCAAAACGTAAAAATGCTCAATTTACTTGAAATGCACTCACAAGACATTCGCTCATTAAAATTTCAAGATTAG